AGTACCGTGATTTTGCCGACCCAACCAATCACGGCATCATGATCAATAACGTGTTCAACGCGACAACACTTGGTGATTTTGCGTCAACACTAAAATCAACTCCTCCTGTAGTAATAGAGGGATGCAAAAAGGTTGCAGTATCGCTTTACAATTTCGCTGGCGGATTTGCAACTTCCCCGGTTTTGACGCTGGAGCTTTCCACAAACAATTCGCATTGGTTTTCTTCCGGGCAATCAATGACAATCACCGGAGTCGGGGCGTTTTCTTGCTCTGCGGACAATAACGGTTTCAGATACGCTCGCTTAAAAGTCTCGACCGCAGGCACGGCCACCACAGGCGCATTCACAAGCAACGTCCTCTTCATTAACGCAATGTCCTAAAATGAGCATCGAGCAGGCACTTTTGGCAGGCCTTTCCGGAACCACTACGGCGCTGGTTTGGGCAGTTACTAAACTCTGGGCTCGGTCGGAGGAATGCGAGGCCGACAGGCGCGGATTGCGGGTTGAAATAGAGAAACTGAAATCAGAACACGGACACGCGGAGGGGCGCTTGGAAATGTTTCACGCGTGCCCTCAGTCGCAATGTCCGTTCGGCGAACGAAGGAGCAAATGAATATGAAAGACTCAAAAACCACCACACTAGGCATCCTCACCATCCTTTCCGCAGTCATTAACGCGGGCGTGCAGTTTCTCAAAACTGGCACGATCGGAGATGCGGCATCGATCTTCACCCAAATCAGCGCTGGCGTCGGATTGATCGTCGCGGCGGACTCGAAAAAATGAACCTCCTGCTTTGGGCACTGCGGGCGATTGCTGCGGTTCCCAAAATCGCCGGATTCATCCATGAACTCATCGATGCAATCGTTGAAGCGCAGCGCGAAAACGCTCACGCTGATAATCGCGATGCTATCGATGCATGGTTGCGCGACGACGTCAACCAAGGCGCTGATAGACGAGGCCAAGACGCTCAACTTTCAGGGCCAGCAGAAACGGTTCGTGGGCAAACTCCTGCACCGGATAAACGATCTGGAGAGGGATAGAAAATGACACTGCCAGAAATCATCCGCGAGGTGCAAGAAACGCTCGGGCTCGACGCAGACGGCATCGCTGGTCCGGTGACATGGCGGGCCGTGCATCAACGCATCTGCGGCGTCCCGAAGGCGGCTCCCACCCCGCTGAATCATTCCGGCCTCGATAAGCGCTCGCAAAAAAACATCGCAACGATTCATCCGCAAATCGGGTTTCTTGCCGAGCGTCTAGTAAAGGCCGCTGCAAGCGCCGGAATCGATTGCCGGATTATCTGCGGACTCCGCACCTTCGCAGAGCAGGAGGCGATTTATTCAATCGGGCGCACGAAGCCCGGAAAAGTCGCAACCAACGCACGCGGCGGGCAGTCATGGCACAATTACGGCATGGCGTTCGACGTGGGCCTTTTCCACGGCGACGACTATCTGGAGGACTCTCCGCTCTATAAAGAGGTCGGCAAGATCGGACGCGGGCTCGGGCTTGAGTGGGGAGGTGACTGGAAATGGAAAGATGAACCCCATTTTCAACTCCGGCCAAGCTGGGCCGTTGGGATGGAGTCGCCGAGGATCCTCGCGGAATTCAAGCGCCGGATGGATTCCGGGCGCGATCTTTGGGTCTGACGCGCTGTCACGACCCGCTCGGGTTTGCAAGCCCGAAAAAAAACGAAAAAAAAGCTGGAGGTCTGCGGGAGTTGGGATACAAACGCAAATGTCCGATCGATGGTCGGTCGGACGACTCCAAAAACACGAAGATGAAAGATAATGACTCCAAACAAACTGAAGACGGTCTCGAAGAATTGAACGAAATCTTCGAGGCGCGTATCGAGCACTGCGAAGAAGCCGGTATTTGCATCGAAGACTGGGATGCCTAACTTCCACCCTCAGCCCCCGGACCTCCGGGGGTTGACGGTGGCGGTTCGCCACATAAACCAAAAAAACACGATGACAAAAACAAACTACGAGGCAATTGCCTCATTTATAGAGGCGCAAGCCTCACCGGAGGCGCAAAGCCTCCACCGCTGGTATCAGCGGTACATCAAAATCCTTGGGCACACCCGGGAATACGCCGCGTCCGATGCATTGGCGGCGGCGTGGGACGCCGGTTTGTGCGACCTCTGTAAGGAGGTCGAGGCTGCCCATCAGAGGGATGAAACGGCGGCGGAAACCGCCGCACGGGCGGCGGCTGAGGCCGCCAGAGAGGAATTTCTGGCGGAGCAAGACCGTCAGGCCGCCGCCGAGGAGGCCCTGCTGGCCTCCTTGTCATTAGCGGACGGGCTGTCCGCCGAGCAGTTGGCCAAACTGGCAAACATCGTCGGAGGTGCCGTGCGCACCTCTTACAACGCCCCACAAAAGGGGCAAGTCGCCCTCTCCTATCGGATGGGTGGCACCACGGCAAATAGCCGTGGCCACATATCGGACTCGTGGGAGTCCAAGTGGGAGATCTGGACTCCCGCACGGGCCATTACGGCCCAAGACGTTGCTCAGGCGTGCCAGCCTGATCTGGTGAACCTCACGCCGCACGACGTGGTGCTTTGGTCACCCGAAACCGGGGCGCCGGTTCTCACGGTGCCAAAAAGCGGGCACGTCGCCCGGGTGCAGGTCGAAAACATCGACACCGGAGAGTCCATTCATGGGCTCTCTGTTTTCCGCTCGGAAATCTCTGAGCGGGTTACGCTCGATCCGCCGATGTGGGTCGGCACGCCGTGCCTCGATGAGAGGCAAATTCACACCCTTCCAGATGAGCGGGCAGGGGTAATATATATCGTCAGCGGCATGGTCTTGGCCGCTTCGGTGGGGCGCGGCGACTTGCTCGCGCCGGGGGATTTGGTGCGGGATGCACAGGGGCGGGTGATAGGATGCAAAAGCCTGATCAAGGGAGGTGCGCAATGAGCACCATTCTTATGCTCAGCGGAGCCGACGTGCTCACGGTGTTCTTGTTGGGCTCACTCTCCGGCATCGCCCTAGCCGGAGCACTCTATCAGGCATGCAAATGGCTCGACCAGCGCGAGCGGGAAGCGCGGATCGAGCGGTGGAGGGAGCTCGGGATCTTCGGAGAGGAGGGCGCAGAATGATAACGGTGGAAACTGTAGGATCCTACTGTCACAAATGGCAGTTTGAGTTTGAGGGAAGCCTGTATTTTGGCTGGGAGCGGACTGAAGACGATGCGCGAGCGGAGGCGGAGTGGACGCTGGAGAGGCTCAAAAACGGCGAGGAGGTCGATCTTGAATAGAGACGAACGACTAGCTCTCGCCGGGATCTTGATCGGCATCGGAATGGCAGTCGGGATTTGGTGGATGAGGAGGGGCCTATAATGCCTCGCAAAAGGTCCGAATCAATGCTGACGCATTGGAAGCTCAGAGGTCTTCCGGTTGCCAAAGTCATCAAGGAAATAGAGAAGCTGCAGCCACACCTTCAGCCGTGGGCTGGAAGGATAGTGTGGTGGGATCGATTCTCGGAAGGTGTCGGCGGAGACGCCGATCCGGATCCGTGGAGGAAGTGGCTTGAACGGAGGGATGACGTTGACGTGCCTCCGGACGAGTTGAAGGATGCGCTTGTAAAAGTTGGTTACACTCCGACATACGCGGGCCTTAGGAGTGGCGCAAAACTTTGGAACACAGGCAGACAAAAGGGAAAGCCGGTTGTAACACACAAGCCGCCCCCTGACGGGATAATTTTCCCGCTTGATTTTGGATATGGTGTGCGGATGTACCGGATCAGCAACGGTAAAAACTCAATCATCTATCAGATGTATCTGGTGGGACAGAAGGAGCGGCGACGCCGGAACGGCTCCACAAATTACTGGCAGGTCCTAGAAGCGTGCGTCATAGAGACGCGAAACCGCAGTCGGGGAACCGAGCGAGTCCCGGCGCTCAAAAAAACAGCAAACACGGAAAACACGAAGCATGAAAATTGAAATCAAGCGGGGCCCACAACCACGGCCCCAGAAGTTGGTTCTCTACGGCCCGGAGGGAGTTGGGAAGTCGACGCTTGCGAGCCAAATGCCAAAACCGGTCTTCATCGACACCGAGGGATCGACGGCGCAACTCGATGTGGCACGCGTCGAGGTCAGGGACTGGACAACGCTATTGGGAGCGGCAGCCGAAATCCACCGGATGCCGGAATTCGGAACACTGATCGTCGATACGGCCGATTGGGCCGAACGGCTTGCAGTCGTCTCGGTGCTCCAAAATGGGTCTAAAAAGAGCATTGAGGATTTCGGGTATGGCAAGGGCTGGGTCATGGTGGCGGAGGAATTCAGCAGGCTCTTGACGGCTCTGGATGGTGTTGTGCGCGGAGGCAAGCACGTCGTGCTTCTCGCGCACTCGAAAGTTGTGCGTTTCGCCGCGCCGGACTTGGCGGGCGAGCATGACCGATTTGAATTAAAAATGAGCAAACAGACGACTCCGCTTTGCAAGGAATGGGCGGATGCGATTCTGTTCCTTAACTTCAAATCGAAAGTCGTTGAAGTAGACGGCAAAAAGAAAGGCGTTGGAGGAAAAGAGCGCGTCATTCAGACCACGCATTCGGCGG